CGATCTTCGTCCCGGAGAATCTTACATTAGCGGCGATTACACTGCCGCTACTGATAATATTCTTCCTTGGGTTACGGAGGCCGTCTTCGATGTTCTTGCCGAATGTCCGTTCTTGACTGAGGACGAAAGGTGCATTATGCTCCAGTCCGTATCAGATCTTCATTTCGAGACAATGTCTGGAAACAGGGTTGATTTGACAAGGAAACAAATGATGGGGAACCTTATGAGTTTCCCAGTCCTTTGTCTCATCAATAAAGCCTGTTTTGACATCTCGACTGATATCTTTTTTGGATCTGGAACGCGTAGGGTGGGGAGGTTTAATGGTGATGATTGCATGTTTTGTGGTGATGCTTCTTTCTTTTCTTTTTGGCGTCGAGTTACAGGTGCTTTTGGTCTCATTGTAAACGAGTCCAAAACCCTATTTTCTCTTCGTTATCTTGATTTGAACAGTCAGCCGTATAACGTGCGTGATCGCCGTCTCCTTACGCGTCATTGTCTTTCTTTTCTTCGTCCTCTCCGTGGTGATGATTGTGATCTTTTGGGCGAGGTGTGGAAAGGGTTACGTTCAATGTCGCATCCTGTCCGTGCTTGGATTATCTCGTCTCTTATGAGATGGGAGATTTCTCGTCGGACTTTTTGTTGTTCGAACGTGCCTCGTTATGTTGTGAATTCTCTTATGAAGAGGGCTTGGTTCCGGAAATGGTCGATTTCGGATCCACCAAAGATGATCGTCAGCGGTGTCGATCGGGGCCTTGACATTGTTGTCTCGGATCCTCCTTCTCCCGCTTTCGTTCCCCTCGTCGAGAAACTCACACGCCTCGTCCATCGTGACCGCGTTCGAGATTGGATGGGTGTCGAGTTGGTTTACGATCGTTTATGTTTAAAGGACCCTCTGGGCAATCCTCTACCTTACGATCCCAATCATCTCGAAGAATATCGCCCTGGTCCGATCACGCGTGTCATCGATCGCAATTCTCCCCATCCCTCTCTTTCTTCTCTCCCTTCGTCTTTCTCTAAGACGCGTCGCGGCGTCAAAGTTGTCAGGTGGAAGTATTCTTGGGTCCGTTCTGTCCTTGAATACGTTAAGTCATTTTATGGTCCACTTGCTTTGACTTCGTATGGTAAGTGGGCTCCCGACCATCCTGGTTTCAAAACCCAGGCTTGTGTCGAGTTTTTTGGTCGACACTACCACGCGCCTCCGCTTC